TTTTCGTTTATATAAAGAAACTTTATATAATCCGCAAAACGAAGCGTTCCGAAAAAATAAAACGAATTGTTCTGTCTCGTAAAACGAAACGTCTTTTTTTAGCCCCCCCCCTCCCAATGTAAAAACGCCTCAGATTTCTCTGGGGCGTTTCGTGTTTCTTGTCCATTATATTTCAGACATTCAAATCGAACTTCACGCTCTCATCACCATCGAGTAGCAACTTTGTACGCTCTATATTATTCTCGTACAAGTGTATATTTCCGAGGTTCAGCGTTATGTTCTTCAGCGGCAGGTCTATCTGTCGCGCCATCAGGTAAAGGTGGTATATATCGGCTGGCAGGCCGAGGTTGGCATCGCTACTTCGTTGGTAGGCTGATAGCACCAATTCTCCGCTATCAATCTGGAACTGTACCAGACTGAGGCACGGTGCCTGGTTGCTTTCTGCGCCAGTTTCGCCGAGGAACAGCACATAATTCTTGCTGTTCCGCTTCTCGCGGTTTATCCTCGCTAACAATGGCGGCAGCTTCTCAAAGTAGGTCGGATAGCTATTGACGAGTACAGAACCGCAATAGTCCCACCAGTTTATGCCTGCCTCGCGGTATTTCTCCACTTGCCGCTCGCCTTGCATGAAGAGTTGTAGTTCGTTCCTCAGCTTCTTTCGGGCTATGCCGTGGCTCTCGAAAATATCAAGCAAATCGCCAGGCGATAAGGACAGTTGTTCATTGAGTAGGTAACGAATGTTGCCTTTAGTATTCTTCTGAGGCTTGCCCTGCCCCAAAACCTTGCTTAGTATCTGATAGTATTTGTTCATCATTCAAATGGTGCTAAAATGGTATTTAAACGGCATCTGTATAAATCATAATATCCGTATAGGATGCGCTGTAATTCATATGCGCATTGAACTCCCGCCGATGGCAGTTCTCAAAGGGGTTGCCGATGAACCTATTCTTTCCTATCCATTCGCAAAGCTCTACTATTGACGACTTGTTTGAGGTAAAATAGACGAAGCGATGACCAGCGAGGATAGTCAGCACATCAAGGTAATCAGACAGCTTCCAGTACATTCTATAAGTTTTACTGTCCGTGCTCAGATATGGAGGGTCGACAAGAAATACCACATTTGGCATGTCTTTATACTTATCAAACACCTCTTTATAGTCACAGGAAGTGATTGTTAAGCCGTCGAGATAATCAGTGCATAACGGATAATTTGTTGATTTTACTCTGTTATACAATGTCTCTTTCTCCATTTCTGCAAAGCAAGTTGCATACTTCATGGAAAATAAAAGCGATGTTGATAGCGTTATGTAATCGACATAGCCGTACTTTTGTTTATGCTTGCAAATACAATCCAGCACACGTTTCCTTACCTCGCCTAATATGGGCTTGCTTCGTGGAACATCTACTATCGCCCTCAATTCTTTTAACAGCTCATTTGTCTGAGAGATGCGCTCCAAACGTTGCCTATAGCCATCAAAGTCATTATACACGACTGTAGAGTTTGGTTTTTGACACTTGGCGATATGCGACAGCAATCCGCTGCCACCGAACAAGTCTACAAATGTTGTACCATCGGGGAACTGTTGGAGAACCTTTATGTACTCCTTGGCGAACATCCGCTTCTGCCCCTGAAAAGGAAGTGGTGCCGAAAGATATAATTTTTTCATTGTTTCACAGGTTTGTTATGTATGGCAAAGTTCGCTATATTCAGCGAAGTAAAAGAACTTTTGCTCCAAATCACACTGCAAGAGGTTTGCAGTCGCTTTGAAAACGTTTGATAAGCGTGTACACCTTGCGTTCGCTCACAGCATACTTTTCAGACAGCCAGGCTACGATATATGACACTTTCTCGCCACGTTCCAGCAGCGTAGTATAATCGGTGTATAAGTCCACATATTCCGCATCCTCGAGTCTGATACCGGACATTTTGAGTTTATTTATCAATTCCCTGTTAAATTTTAAGACTTCTATTATCTTCATAATCACAAAATTTTGTATCTTTGCATTGTCTCACTTATTAATTGCGTATAGCGCAGCCAAAACAAAAACCGCAAAGACGGTCGGTTGGCATATTGCCCCCGGTCGCGTCTTTGCGGCGTTTTGTGTTATATAGTAAGTGAGACGACTTTTAACAGGCCGGGGGCTTTTTTATTCCCCCATAAGGTTTATTCCAAAATCAAATCGCCTCTTTCAATGGCAAAATATATATCACGCACTCCTTTGTATGCAGCAGATTGCTCCTCGATGTCCGGAATAGAATTCCAATGACCATCTGTAAATGTCGAGCCGTTGTGCCCATAATCGGCCGCGCAACTTTCATCGGCAACGTCATCATGGGTGCATTTTGCCACATGGTCGTGAAAGAGCAGCACCTTGGCATTTTTTGGGTCGCTAATATCTGCTTTGTAGGTAACTACGTGGACAAAGCCATTTATAATGACAATGCCATTCACGTCTGCTTCAACTCTTTTTTGCATTACTTTTAGTTTCATAATTCTTTTATTTTAATATTATACTAACATTCTTCCTCTTATCCAATTGGTGTTGTAATAACTTTCTTTTCCCGTTTCAGAATTAACCGAGAGCTTTATTTCAAGGGCGGCAAAGTTATTCGGGTAGACTGTTATAGATGTACCCGATCCCCAAATGTTTATATAGCTCGTCGATTGGTTGTATATAGCTACAGTTTCCCCTATCAATGATCGTGCAATCTCAAAATCGCCATCACCGTAATAACCTCCACTACCGGGCACCGTTATAAATATAGTACGGTTAAACGAGCCTTTGAACAAAGCAATGGCGGATACTTTTCCGGCAACAAATACGTAACCAATATCGGGATCTATTTTCGCATATTTAGTTATATTTTGAGGAGTTATCACCAGCATTTTCTTTCTGAAAGAGCCAACGCCTGACATGTAGCCATTGATAGGGTCGAGAACAATATCAGGATTGAAATTGGCATTGCCATAGTCCGTGCTTGGATTACCATTTACATCTCCGCACTGGGAGAACAGCTGTCCCTTGTCAAACACCCAACCGCCCAGCAATGCCTTTCCCTTGCTCACAACAAAAGGCTTTTCGCCATTATGCTTTATTTCGAAGTTGGCTGCTTCGACCGACACAGTACCATTGGTCAGGTCGATACCGGTGCGCTCAACGCTTTCCACAATGTCAGGGTCCTTCCATGCTGTTGCTTTAGCTCCTTCTTCCAGCTGCATTTCGGACAAATAAGCTTCGCCATCTCTTGTGTAGCCTATAAATATCTGGACATAGTTGTATCCATCTTCCATATCGAAAGAATAGGAATATTGTTTCCAAACGCCATAGGAAGACGGAATGTTAGGATAGCTCGTCTTCGGAGCGGTCATGTCCTTTGCCCGGCTTCTTTTGATTTCAATGTAAGGTTGCTCGCTTCCGTAGATTCGCACAAACATTGATAGTGTGTATGTACGACCGCCCAATGCCTTTATAACAGGAAACTTGCAACCGTTCCATTCGTTCTGTGGCGCACCGTGGCGCACAATGGCAAGATAAGGATTGTCAAGGTGTGCTACACTCGCATAGTTTCCTATTGTTACGTATTGAGCTCTTTGTAGTAACAATAAGTTCAAAGGACGCAGGCTCGCGCCCTTGAGTATATTCACGCCGCTGAATGTCTGCTTGCTGACCTCCAAGCGAATTTTCTCGGCATCTTGCTCTATGACGGACATTCGTTTCTCAAGCCCCTGCTTGTCAGCCTTATTCTGCGCAATGATGCTTTGAAATTGCTGCTCATTAGCAAGGAACTTGGCTTCATTCCACTTCTGAGCACTCACCATAAATTCAGCAATGGCAGTGCGTGTCTGCCCCTTGTAGGTGGCGGTAACTTCCACTTTGCCGCTCCACTGTCCCTGTGCTACACTTTTAAACGCGAGGATATATAGCGGAATACCAGCTTGTCCTGCGAGCTGCTGCTTGTATACAACGGCATCACAGTTGTAGGGCTTTGCACTTACGCTGTCGATGGGTACTTCCGTAGTGCCGGCATACATTTTCACCGTGCCTGTATTCTGCGTCAAGTTTTCGATGATACCTTTGTTGTTGGTTTGGAAGACAAAGGTATTCGGCGTTACGACAAGTGTGAGTGCAGTTTCGCCTTTTTCTCCATCATTTACATTAACAATGGAGAGGTATGCACGTGCTATAACTTTTCCCATACTTCAAATGTGTATTGATTGAGTGCATAGGGGGTAAGAGCCCTATGCACAAGTATTTTTATTGACTTACTTCGCAGTAGAATGTTGCTTTCTGCTCAATGTCGTTGGCCGACACGGTGAGCGGATTGCCTGTCTTTTGTGCCGACGATGTGCCTGCAAAGTTAGATTTTGCTCCGTTTTTATCGAACTTGGTCCACGTATAGGTGAACTTTTGCGAAGATGTTGTTTCACTTTCTATTAGTTCTCCGCCACGATATAGTCGGGCACAGAGAGTAGTAGAACCTTGACCATTTTTTATTTGCAAACCTGTTGGAGAGAACAGTTCTAATGAGTAGGGGTCCGTGCGGTCTTCGAATGTTACGATAGCTTCGGCACGGTCAGCCCCGTCGATGGCTTCGCACTTGAAAGTTTGCACGTTGAGCACGTCATTTGCCTTTACCGACAGAGTCGATACTCCACCTGTTGTTGCTATGCCCTGTGTGAGCAGTTCCCACGCTTGTGTTTTTAAGTTGAGCGAGTACCATTTATAGGTAATGCCGTCGGTGTCCTGCGTGCCACCACGAAAACATTTTGCTTCGGCTGTGAGCGTAGAAATATTGTTCGATGCATCGAAGCTGTTACCCTTTGGCTGTGTGAGGACAACCTGAAAGAGCGCACCGGCATTTGCTGTCTTCACGACAAAGCCCTGTGCCTCGAGCGTGGTATCCTGTGCCGTATCATCATCGTGAAATACAGCTGTTATCTTGATGGGCAGCGAGTTGCCTGTTATATTGCCCTTAATGGTAAGTGCGCCTCCTGCTGAAATTGCCGCAACGCTATACTCTCCGCTTGTTGCCCCGGCATTCACGACAGTACCGCCAATATCATATTTCAAGCTCGTGAGCTTACTCACCAAATTAGCACCATTACCAGTAACATACACCTTCGGCGTTACCACATTGTTATCACTTCCGAAGTTAGGCGTATACACCTTCGTGTCGGGATTATACATCTGTACGGGGTGCTTAATACTCATAACGAGCTGCACCTGCTTCGCATCGTTAAGGTCTACTATTGTTATCTGACCTCTTGCTTTTACTGTTGCCATATTTTTTCTTTTTTTTATTGTGAATGTATTTATCTTTCAATTTCTATCATGCAGTCTATTTGTGCCTTCAAACTCACCTCTTCAGCCCGTATGGTGATACGGTTTCCAACCGCTTCGTGTCGGGCATTCCAAGCCTTGTCGAATTCGGGATTGCCTGTCTGAATTACCCACGAAAAGTTATAAGGCTGCAAAGTTGATGTAATATCCTGTTCTCCGTGGAAGACGGCAGCCACAAGAACAATTTCGCCTTGTCCATTGTGTATAACATTGCCACCGCTTTCCGACTGTACCCTCACTGTATAGGGCGATGTGCCGTCTTCGCCCTTGGCAGCATATTGCTTCCACTTCGGCGACTGCTCCGTAGGTTCATCGGTATTGCCGTCCACAAGAGAAAGCCATGTACCGCCGCCATAATACCACGCTTCATATTTCGCTGCCACTGTGCCCGGTACCCAGTCGCCACGATACAGAACGTTGGGAATACGCTCACCGTCGGAGCTTATCCACTCGAAGTGGCGGCTATTCATATAGATTTTTTCGCTTGACAAATGAAAGATGGCGTTGCCTTTGTTTAGCGAAAAGTCGTGAATATTGCGGTATACTTCGATAGTTCCACCCTCCTCTTTTGAGGTGGTAATCATTGTAACATTCATGCGGTGGCGGTGCAGCGTCGGCTCTACGCCGTGGGCAATATCCCACAGCGTGTTGTGTCCACATAGCACGACGTTGTCGCCAGCCTTCGGAATATCGTTTTGAACACTTTTATCTCGGTAGTTGTCATCTGCAGTGATAACGATATACGCTTCTTCACTTGCTGTCTTCTGCGCAACCGCAGACACGCAACGCCAGTAATAGTTGTTACTTACATTCTCGTAAACGCCTGCCTTTATATTGAATGTTTGGCACAGTGCTTGGTCGCCTGGCAACCAGTCGTTGGTAATAGCCTTGTCGCCGTCGTCCGTGTGGAGGTAGCACTTCCAGCCACCCGTTACAGGCACAACCTCTTCTATTACGGCATTTGCGCCTGACAGAACGATGTTGCCACCGATATGCTTGTACTCGTCTATCTGAAGGCTACGGAAGATAGCCTTGCCAATCACCTCCAAATAATCTATTTGCCCATGGGCACGCCCCTTTTCGTCAAGCCAAACACCAAAGCCGTTTATTGTCCTTTCAAAGCCCAGCGTTTGAATAGCTTTCAATATGGCGTTACCCGCCCCGTCGATACCCGCCCCGCCATTCAATGCGATGCCCCGCAAAAAGGTTATCAACTCTCGCGCCGTGTCGGCTGAATTCTTACTCAGGAATTCCTTGTGCGTACGTCGGGCACTGTACAGGTTGGTATCTGTAGGCTTCGTCGTGTCCCAGCTGCGGATAACATCCGGTATATTAATCGCGCCGACGAGAGTTCCAGCATAGTTCCTTGCATCGGCAATGGCACTATCCATCTTTGCCATTGTGCCCGTTGAGAGAGCATCACAGATTTCTATATCCATCTGTCCCGGCTCATTCACTTGCCTGCTGATTTTCGTGATACGACTTGAGCGATATCCGTTCTCTGGAAAATATTCCCTGCTCTCCAACCGAACACGTCTGCCGATAAACAATTCCGTTCCTGTTTCCTTTATCCAGACAAAATCCGTCGGTGCTTTATAGCGACTTACGTCCAATGCGTGCTTGCCATTATACTCATTGACAGCTTTCAGAAGCTCTTTTTCCGCCAAGGCATAATATTCGTCGGGCATTCTGATATTCCATAGGATATACTTATCGCCAGCTTTCGGAACCAGTGTTCCGCCAGGCAATTGCATGTCGTTGTCATAAGGCCATATCGTAATAATCTCAAACTCTTTGGCCTTACTGTCATAATTCACTTCAAAATAATGCTCATTGGAAGTGCCTAACCCAGCAAGTTCACTGCCGGCTTGAAAAGACACATGCTTTACCAAGCCGCCGATTTCGTAATCGTTAGGATTGAAAGGCAAGGCATCGTCTTTGAAATAGTAGATAATAAAGGGCTTGCCCTCCTTATCCTTCACCTGTTTCGAGCGCACGCTGCTTACAACCCCGATACGGCGGGGATAGATGTCTGAAAAAGCCTTCTGTTCATAATGGTGTATGATACCATAACGTTCCACGTTCACATCTACGTACTTCGCACCACCAGGCAACATCAGCCGACTATGTCCATATTTTGTCGCATCAATGTTGCGATTGCTTCCTATGGGGAACAGGCGGGTGTAGAATTTCGCATTGTCTGCCATGTCGCGGTTGAGCGATGTCAGTCCCTTGTCATATCCGAGCGTGATTTCATCACCATGCTCACATCGACACAAATTCACCGTCTCACCCTCTACCCACCATTCTACACCTACAGCCTCTGCCAGTTCCTTCAATCCTTCATTGCAATACTTGCCAGTATATTCAATAGTAACATTATCTGAGCCTTCCACTGCTCCCACCTTAAAGCTCGCCGTCCCGTCCAATCCATCATTGACATTCTTCACTATCAGTCGCATGTGGTCTATAGGTCGTGCTGTCAGAGTGAACACAGCTTCATTTTTGCCATCTGTATTATTCAGCACGAGAAAACGCTTGATGAGGCTCTCAATGCCATATAGCTGGAAACTATATTCCCACTCCATGGTACTTTTTTGAGCCGGAGCATATTTTACGGTAGCCCAGTATCGCTCATTTCCGTACTCGATGTAATCATTCACATCGATGGAAACAAACTCGTACAAGGTGAAAGAAAGCTTCAGCAGGTTGTCTCCCTGAATCTCCTTCTCTTGCGTGCTGCTGTTGTCAGGCTCTATTTCGGCCTTTGCATTTCCGTATCTGTCAAATAGCGTTAGAAGCATATTATAATGGTGTTATAATGTCATTAAATGATAGGGTCAGGCTCACGGAACTTGACTTTGTAACGGCTTGCCTGCACACCTTCTTTCCACAGGTAAGTCAATGCCGTATATGAGCTACTGTCCATATAGAACACCTTGAGCGACAGGTTGAGCTCCGTGAAGGTGATCGTGAGCCAGCCGTCTTTACCCGTTTTTAGAAATTGAATGAATGCCATGTATTTGGCTATCCATTCCTGTCTCGTCTTGGCGTATTGTGCGAAATGCAATGTCACATCACGCTCCGCATTAGCCGGCAAGAGCGTCTTGGCGTACTTCTTGCCGTTATGCTCTCGTATGTCCACACCGACATGTTCCTTTGCCTTGCTTGGCGTCAGAATGGCGTTCAGGTTCTCCCTGCCGCCTTTCTTCTCCTCGGTGAGAAACACACCGTACTCCTTCCAAATGTCAGTGCCGTTTATAAGCACAAGTCCGCCTAATATCTTGTCCATGTCATTTAACTTTTACGCCATCGCGAGTAATTTTCCTCATTTCTTCCTTTATGTCTTTCAGAGATTGGGCACTGCTGCCCGTATTGAGCTCTATTTTCCTGAGATGCTCCTGTGCGGCACTCATTTTTGCAGCGACATCCTCAACCCGGTCATCTATGCTTGCCCAATGCATCTGCCCGCTGACGAACAGTCCTTCAAGCTTCGTCGCCTGGTCTTGGCTCATCGTGGTGAAGGCACCGGCCTTTCCGCTCTGTGTCGTTCCGCCGTTCTTGTCGACAGAATTGATGATGCCTGCATTGCGCAGCTGCTCGATATCACTCTTGGCACTATTTACATAGTTGTCATATTCCTTTTTCAACTCATCAAGCCGCTTGCGGTACTCGGCATCGGTTATCTCGCCGTTCGTACGAGCCTTGTTCAGTTTGGCGAGATCTTCATACCATGCCTCCAGGTTCTTCTGGAATTTTGCCCCGACCAGGTTGTTTATGGTCATTTTATTGACCATTGCCTGCCAATTCTCGGCAATGTCATCAAACACATCTTCCGAGCCATTGGCAAGAGCATATAGTGAATCGAGGAAATCGTCGAAGACGTTCTTCTTTGTCGTGGTTGTAAGGTTCTCGTAAAGGGTGTCTGTTATCTCCTGCAACTTGCCAGCCTGCTCTATATAGGCATTTAACTTTTCTGCGACACGCTCTCCATAGCCACCTTTCCCCGTTTTGATAATCTGCTCCCACATGTCCACATTAGACCGGAGCACTTTCATCTCCTCGGGACTGAGCCCCCAGATGTTACCGTCCCACTTTCGGCCTATCTGCTCGCTCAGGCGTTTTATCTGCTCGTCGCTGTAACCTTTCCAGTAGTAATCCCAGCTATGATGGGCAGAATGATATCCTGCCTGCTTACGTGCGATGTCCTTGTAGTTGTCGTTCGTCTCTCGTTGCAGTCTTTCCGCATCGTTCGATATGCGAATGGCAGTAGAACCCCTCGCCGTCTTCATTTCGTCTGTCAAATCCTCGATAGCCTGCTCCAACAGCTCATTGCGCTTAGTGAGCCTGTCAATGGCTTCTGCGACCTCCTTTTCGTTGGAATTGGTAAACCAATCGCTTGGACCATTGCTGCTCAGCAAACCCAGTGTCAGTATATTGCCGACACGGCCTAAAACAGAATCCAAAAGACCGCCCACGCCATTCACAACAATATGCTCAAGCACGTGGAATAAGTTTTCGGGTAGGTCGAATATCGCATTTATCAGGTTGCCGACTGCGTCCAATATACTAACCACGAGATCGTCTATCCAACGCAACGAAACAAGTTCCGTTATCGAGTTGAGGACGCCTGTCACAAACCCCTTGATGCCACTAACCAAATCAAGTATAAGCCTTGGTATCTGGGCTACGATGCCGATGACACTTCCCAGCCCGCTTGACAGCAGGCTTGATATACCTCCACCGATGGATGACAGCGTCGTACCCATCGTGCTTGACAACGTGCTGCCTATCTCTTTTGCCATACCTTCTCCCATCTGTGGAAGTATCGCGTCGAGCGTGCCTTTCAAATTGTCAATGGCACCCACTTGTTGCTGCAGGCCGTTGAAGCCTTCCACGCCTTGCCAGCCCTTGGCATTGTTCAGGGCGGTTGTCAGCCCGCTTGTGAAGTTTACCACCTCGTCCGAAGTCCGATTCAAGGCAGCACCGAAATCTTCCATGCTCTCGTGCGCCTTCACCGTAGCATCGCCAAGTTCCTGTGCCTTGTTTTCAAGAGCTTTATATTCATCGTTTGTGATTTCACCGGCATCGAGTTTTCTCTTTCCTTCATTCCGTGCGTTTACGGCATCTTCCTCGGCCTTTACAGCACGGTCATAAACAGCCACGCTGTCAGTGAAGCGTTTGACGGCTTCGTCAAGCGTTCGCCATGTTATGCTCTGGTCAGTACCGACATACTTGCGTATCTCCTGGAGCAGAGCCGTTACCTTCTGCTGGGTGTCAGCATCGGCGTTCTTATACTCGTCGGTATTGACATAAGCGCGCAGTTGCTCCAACATAGGCACCATCATCTCTTTGGCGAGATTGCCAACGCCACTGAACAGCACATGCCAGTCGATGCCTCTCGAGATGCTTTCAAACGACAGCGAGGAGTTCTTCTTCTGCTGTTCCTTCAGCAGCTGTCGCTTTTGCCATGCTTTTGCTGCGTTGCTAACAGATGATGCATCCACCTCTGCTATCTTCTGGGCGTATTCCTCTGCCAATGCCAGCTTTTGCTGGTGGAATGAGCCATACTCCTTCAGGTAGTCTACCATGGCAGAGATTTCTTCCTTGCGAGCCTCCCTGTTGGCATCAGCTATTTCTTTCTTTCGGATAACGGCGGCTTGACTACGGGCTTTCTGCAATGCCTCTGCCTGCTCCGCTGTCAGACCGTCCTTGCCAACAGCACTCTTTGCCTTTTTATTGTCACGCTTCCAGTTGCTCTCTTGCTTGTCAATGGCGTTTTTGCGGGCTTGATATTCGTTCTCTATTTCGCGGAGCTTTTTTTGCAGCCCCTCCTGCATGGTTTCTATCTCCGCCGAATCGTTAGAACGCTGCAGGTCTACGAGCTCCTGCTTCAGCTTTTCAGCCATTTGTCGCCTGCGTTCTGCTTCCGCCGCTTCCTTCAGCTTTTTCTTGTCCGTTTTTTTTGCGTCAGCATTCTTGGCAGGCTTGGTCTTGTCGTATTCCTTTTTCTTTTGGTCAAGGTCATCCTTGAGCTCCTTCAGCTGCTTCTCATACTCTTCCTTCGTCAGCTTGTTTGACTTACTTCTGACGAAATTGTTGTAGTTTTTAAGAGCTTGCTCATAATTCTTCTTCGCCTGTGTTCCCCATGCTGCGCTGTTATCACGCTTGGCATTGCGCCGATTCCTTTCAGCTACCAACTTGTTGAGCTGATACTGCAGCTCGTCATTGGAATATATGCCTGTCAAGCTCTTGCTGCCCTGTATTATTTTTCCATACTTCTTACCGTTTACCTTCATCGCTGCCAACAGGTTTTCGCGGCGTTTGATTTCTTTTTCCAGCGTATCATTGCTGACACCTGTGAGATTTTCAAAATAAGCATTGACTTGGCTCTTGCGTATTTGCCCAGTCAGATTGTTTCTTTTGCCATATAGTGTCTTGAGTTCGGCTTCCTCGCCTTTGGTCAATCCGCCACGTTTGGTCATACTTCCATTGCGGTCGGATTCTTCCCAATATTCCGTGCTCTTTTTCTTTTCAAGTGTTTTTATCCTGTCGTTGATTGTCTTGACCTCGTTCTTAGGATTCGCAAGCGACTTCTGACCATCGAGCAAGGCTATCTCTTCCTTGATTTTCTTGATGTTCTTCAGCTTGGCGTATTCAGTATCATACTTCGCAAAGATGTTGGGATACTTCTGCTCCAACTTGTTAAGGGCTTCACGCCTTGTATCAGTAGACAATGCTTCATCACCAGCTATCTGGCAGAGTTCCTCCAACCTGCGCTTATGGGCTTCTTCCGCCTCAATGACTTTCTGCTTCTGCGCCTCGTAGGCTTCATCTGCATCTTGCAGACGCTCCGTTTCGGTCTTTGCACTGACCATGGTGGCCACTACGCCGGCGAGCATTGTTGCCACCAAGACGTAAGGGTTGGCAAGCATGGTGGCATTCAACGCTTTCTGCGCGCTCTCCACAAGAACCAGCCAATTGTAATGCAGAGCCTCTGCGGCCGTTGCCCACCCTTTAGCTGCTGCGGTAAGCATGACGGCGGCTCGGTAGGTGCCATAGGTGGCCACCATGGCCAACAGGATACGGCCAAAACGCTCATAGTGCTCTACGACATACGAGATGCCTGACAATGTCGTATTGATGACACCTTCGCTTTGCTGACCTAACTTATTGAACGCTATCGAGATGCTGTCTTCTATGTTGGCAATCTGTCCTACTATCGTCTTTGACTGCTCGGCCATCAAACCACCGAACTTGCCGCCCTCATTGGTGAGACTCTCGATAACCTTCTGTACTTCGGGGAATCCGACCTTTCCGGCTTCCACAAGTTCGCGCACCTTGTCCTCGGCCACGCCAAATTGTTTCGCCAGCTCACTTATCATAGGGAGACCGCGGTTGGTGAACTGGTTCAAGTCCTGCGTATATAACCTGCCTTGTGCCATTGTGGTACCATACAGATATACCAGATCATTTAAAGGAACACTTAGTCCGGCTGCAATATCTCCAAGCCGTATCAGTGTCTCGTTCACCCGCTCGGCTTCAAAGCCATAGGCAAGCAGCTGCTTGGCTCCTTGCGCTACATCTTCCAAGCCGAAAGGTGTTGTGGCAGCCGTCCTTACCAGTTGCATCATCAGGGCATTGGCCTTTTCCTCGCTCTGAAGCATCGTGGTGAAGGCAACCTCTAACTGCTGAAATTGACCACGCACCTTGGCTACCTCGGACACGAACTCCTTGATAGTGAATGCCGCAGCCAATTTGCCGATAGAACGCGTCAGGCGGTTGGAAATCTGCTCCGTGTTCTCCAATTCCCTGTTCGCCGCTGCCACGTTCTGTTGCAGTTCCTTGACCTTCCGCTGACTCTTATCCATATTAGGCGAAAGTTTATCCACCATCAGAAGTTCTATTTTAACCGGTTGTGCGTTTGCCATTATTCGTTTAATTTACTCTGAAAAAAGCCGACTATCTCGTTGGCTTCCTCTTCAGCTGTTTGATTTTCTTTCTTGTTCTTGTCATTCTTGTCTACATAGCGAGGGGCATCGCTCAGCATCATTATCAATGTTTGATAGTTCACGCCATTCAGTATGTAGTCTACCGTCCACCCTGTAGCACTTGCTATCTGCCACAGGAAACCGAAGGGGCTATGGGAGCCTTCCCACTGGCTCTTTAACTCCCCTCCTTCTTTTTCTGGCTCAGACGCAGGCGCATCGGGTTCGCTATCTCTGCTGATCTGATAATAGGAATAAAAGGGTCGGTACCCATGAGGGAGACGAATTTCTTCATTACCTCCATCTGGTATTCGTGTGTCATGAAGTTGCGTATGAACCAAGCCACAAGCCACACACCACATTTACGCGAGAAATATCCGCGACATATCATGTAGGCTATCATACGGCTTAGGCTTTTGCCCTGCTGGACGAGAAATTGAAACTCCTCCTCTTTCGTGAAATTCCAAATCTGCTCACTCGTCACATTCATGGAAAGGTATGTCCGGGCAATCTTCAGCTGTCCGGACATACAGGGACGCTTCATAGTCACACGCAGCACAAAGGGGCTCTTCCTAAACGGAAGGCGCACAGCCTTCAAAGGTACACTTACACCTGTATCGAGCAATGCTTCCGCCCCCTCTCGCTGTATCTGTCTAATCACATCTTCTTCCATCAGCCTTCACTTACCGTGTCGTTGATTTCGTAAGGTGCAGAGTCGTCTTCGGGCTTGTTGATCTTCAACTGGCACTCGATCTTGGACACTTCCGTAAGGGTGAGCTTGCCGCCGAGGTTGGCGAGTATGGTACCGTTAGGAATGGTCATTGTCTGTCCGCTCACGAACTGGATAGTCCATTTGTCTCTTATCTGCACAAGAGAAGTAGGAGCTTTCCAGCCGGTAACCTTCTCATTCCCACTGCTGCCGGTCTTGACGAGTGTGCCGCCGAGTACCTGCTGCAAGTTCGCATAGTCCAACTGGATAAGGTTGAATGTCGGACTTATCTGTGCATTCTTCTGGAGAAGGGTCAGCACTGGTGCATCGGGCACCTGCTCTGCTTCAACATCGACGCTTTCAGGCTTTGAGCCTCCCCAGTCCCAGCTACCTTTTTCAATGTAGCCTATCAGGGTGCTTCCTTTTTTCACGGCTGCTATGCCGTAGATGAAATTCTTGTTTTTACTCATTTTTCTTTCATTTTATGGTGGGTTATCGTTCAGAGGGGGACTGTCAAGCCAGCTTCTTTTTCCGAATGTAGACGATAACGAACCTTGTTAATACTGTTGCTACGATACCGGATAAAAGTCCGGTAAAAAAATACTTGAGCCTTTTGAAGAAGGTATTCTTCGAAGTTTCCTCTTCCGCCTCCTTAAGCTCACTGTTAGACTTATTCACCTCTTTCAGTTGCCGTTTCAGGGTGCTGATGGTCTTGGAGTAGCCGGCACACACCAGCTCCAAACTGTCGCAGCCGGCTTCTATCACCAGCTGCTCCGGTTCATTCGCCGTCGGTGGTATCCGCATCACCTTCACATTGGCCTGTCCTTTCCGGGCTGTGTAGCCCGCTCCGGACGGAAGCAACCGCAGGCTGTCCATGCTCAGCGTCAGGCTCACCGCCGACATCGGTACTTTCACGGGCGTTTGCCATGTTTCGACGACGCTCGCCGTGCTGTCCACGTCGAGGCGGTTCACCTCGTGGCTCGTGGCTGTCTCCCGGCTCACGCTTTTTCTGCTCGATGCGCAGGCGGCGAAGCACAGGGCAGTCGTTGCTATAACGGCAGCTGTTAGCATCGTCAATGGCTTTCCGAAGCCGTGCCATCTCACGCTTGGTTGCGTTGAGGTCTTTTCTTGTTTCATTCAATTCTTCTTTTAAAGGATTTACTATGTTCTCTATCAGTACCCGGGTGGCTTTCTCAGTGTTATCAATCCGGACTGTCTCGGCATCAGCCAGTGCTTTCTCTGCTTCAGCTTTCGCCTTCCGAACGGTCGATTTCATCGTGATGACGGCTATCACCGTCGCCACAAGGCCGCCACCCAGCACCAGATTGATTAATTCACTGAGTTCCATACCTTTTTATTATTTTGGTGTTACTGCCTTATTCCTATTTCGCGCAGCCACTTCTGCACGTCAAAAGACGGGCAATCTTTTCCCGGGTTCAATTCACGGTGTCCCACTATGCGTATCTGAGGGAAGCGGCGATGGAACTGCAGCACATAATGCTTCAAGGCTTCCCATTGTGCCACCGTTCGAGTATCCTTTGGACGCCCCTGCTTGTCACAGCCACCCACATATACGATATGTCGGCTTATGCTGTTGTAGCCTGCTGCCCCATTCGTTACCTCCCATGGGTCAGCATTGGCATCCTCATTGTTACCCACCAGCCGCTCCACGCTTCCGTCAAGATGCACCATATCCGTGTAACCCACCCGCGACCAGCCACGACCACCCTTGCTTACTGGGTCGGTGTGCCAGTGGCGTATCTCCGCAGAGCTTACCGTACGGCCTTCCGGCGTGGCGGTGCAGTGGATTACAAGATACTTTATCGGCTTACTCATCGTCTTCAGGATTTGGGTTCTGCTCATGGTCTGTTGTACCAGCATCAGGATTTTCGTCCTTACCGCCATTATCCCCGTCCGGCTGTCCGCCTTCCTCATCACCGAGGGTATACATTGGGGCGGTCTTGCCCTTGAACTCCTTGCAAAGGCCACGGTCTATGAGTGATTGGGCACGAGCTTCGTCTTTCACTTCCAAGATGGTTTCAGGCTCATACAATGTCGTGTGGTCGTCCTTATCACAGAACAAACTCATTACTTTCAGTTTCATATGTTTATTTGTTTTACAGTTTAACTTATCCTTCAGGAATGCTTGGATCTTTATAGGCACTCATCATCACTGCGCCGGCATCTGCCGTTTTCGGCATGCAGATGAAGTAGTGGCGGAAGTTGATGAGTGAACGCTGGTTCTGAGGGTCGGTGGATGCCTCGCTGTAGTACATCTTCGTTGAACCAGTGGCCTTGAATACACGCGGAGCATAAAAGGCGAAGGAGCACTGGAACTCGCCAGTTTCAGCAGCGGTGCCGACAGCCTTTTTCTTACCAGCTGTAGTGTACAACGGGTTGTTTGCAAACTCGTAGATGTCAAAGCCGTACAATCTTCCCACCGTGCCGTCATTGCGGTTGATGTTGTACTGCTCTTTGAATACCTGGGAAACTTCCAACAGGTCGTTGGCATGGTCGCTGCAAAGCACGAGACGACGCCCTTGGGTAGGAACACGCAGATTGTCCATTGCACGCTTTAGGTTCAGCACGTCATTTGCAGTCAGCTTCAGACGACCGGTAACAGCGTCCCTCTTTCCTGTCGTCTTCAGTACAGGTGTCTTTTCGGTATTCTCCTGCGCACACAAAGCATGGGCAGCCTTGGCAAATTTCGAGTCATTTATAGCGTTGCCATGACTCTCCTTCACACGAGCCATCTTGTCGAAGCTCAACGCATGCAACTCATCATCAGTAATAGGTGTGACCTTTGTCTGGAACTTATCCAGCTTGATGGCTATATCCTTATCCTCCAATGCCTGAGAAGGTATAGGGTAGGTTGTGTTATTGATCAACACGTCAGGATCGACGCCCACTTCAACCAAATGGATGACATCGTTGTTCACGATACTCGTATTGTCGGGAATGCCATCAAGGAAGGTCGCTTCCAACCCACGGCGAAGATGCTTTACAAGCTCGCCTGTCCATAGTTCAGCATAAACACCAACACGGAAGCTGCCCGCAGGAGCAGCCTGTCCGATAACGGCAGAAAGCACATTCATGCCGACAGCACCCGTCATGGGCGACAAGCCGGCAGCAGCGGCAAGGGTGCCGCCTACCAGGCAGTTCACAAAGAACGCCATTAAAATTGTCATTAATTTTGTCATTGTTTCAAATTTTTATTGTTAGACATTAGATCTCACACTCAACACCGTATTCTGCCTTGTACAACCTCTTGTACAGTGCAAGGTCATTCGTACGTATGTCCTCCAGTTTCTCGGCAGGCACGTCACTCAACTTCGCATATTCACCGGTATTACCAGAAGGAGTGCCACCGTTGTTGATAAACTTGCTCGCCTTCATGATAGGTGCCATTGCACCAATGGTGGTCTTCAAGCTGTCGATACCGATTTTCTTGCCGAGGTCAACAAAGTGCTGTTTCTTGTCCAGCGTGATTTTCTTCTCCTCTACAGCCTTGTCGACCGCCGCTTCGATGCTTGCAGCGAGCAGTGCATCTTTCTCTTTTTTGAGGTTTTCCACCTCTTTTGCCTTTACCAGCAGCTGCTGGATGGCTGCGTTAATAGCCGCCTCGTCAGCTTCCTTGGGCAAGCCCAGCATAAGGGCTAACTTCTCTTGATCCATTTCTTTTTCTGTTTTTTGATTATTGTTATTATGTAGTAGTGGCAACACGTCTGCCACTCCCTTACCTAACGAAAGTCTGACACCGTCTTTTTGCAGTACGATGGCATCATCGTTCGCACCGACATCCACCAGCGACACTTCAAAGAGTTTGCTCTTGATGACGGTTGGGGCTTTCTGTCCCGGCAACAGATACTTCGGGTCTTCACTTGTCTCCAAAATGTCAATTCCTACGCTTACCATTTTCAAGGAACCGAATTCCCATTGTTTCTTACATCGCTTGCTCAACTCGGTAGCTTCGTCGAATACAAGTTCTCCAGTAACTTCATTGTCTTCTAACTTAATATCCTTTACCAAACCGATGACCTGCCCGCGTTCATGCATGTATAATAGTACAGGGTTGCGGTTATACTGCTCCACATTCATTCCTGATGTCAGTACCCGAAAGCCGTAGCTGTTCAAGCTGTCATTTGTAATTCGTATTCGTTTTGCTTTACTCATATCTATATTTTTATTGCCGTGCCGAAAGCACGAGTAACTTATTTTTTTGTGCAATATTACGAACTAAACCATTGATAACCAAATAACTATGCAAACGCTGCCGTATATACCGCATACCATTCCGTATTACTTGTTCCTATCACGAAAAACAGCAATCTTTGCAGTAGTTTTAACATTATTCAATACAAATATTTCTATGACAAAGGCAGAAATTGAACAGAAAAAAAACATCGGAAGGTCATTGTACCTCTCCGGAATGGAGCAGACGGAGATAGCCGATCAGTTGGGCGTATCACGCGTTACCGTTTCCAAATGGTGCGCCTCTGAAGGATGGAAGGAGGCACGCGCCGCAAAGAACATATCACGCCCGGAACTGGTGAACAAGCTCCTGCTTACCATCGACGGTTTGATAGAGAGTGTGAACAAGTCTAAAGACCCGACGCTCATCGGCTCGCTGGCCGACAAGCTCTCCAAACTATCAGCAACAATAGAGAAGCTCGACAAGAAGGCGAACGTCATCGACGCCATAGAGGTGTTCATGGCTTTCAACCGCTGGATTCAGGACCAGGCGTCCTTCGACCCGGAGATTACACCGGAGCTTATCAAGGCCATCAACAAGTACCAGAACAAGTTCCTCATGGAGCGCATGCAAAACCCGTCCACATTATAGTATCACGCTATGGCAACAATATCAGAGCTCAAGAAGATACAGCAGGAGTGGCAGGAACACTGCCGGTTGATACAGAGCATTACGGACACGAAAAGTCTTGTCCGCGAGAGTTCCGTGCAGA